AGCTGCATTTTTACTTGATATTCCAAAACCTTTATTTAAAACTGCATTTCGTTCTTCTACAAATGCAGCTGCTTTTCCTAACGCTAAAAATTTAGTTTGAAGTACTTGGTTAATTTCTATAGTTTTAGATAATCCAAGATTTAAAGAAATTTGCGATTTCATTAATCCTTGAAAACCCATTTCTCCGGTTTCAAGTAATTGTTTAGAAAGATCTTTTGCCGCCGTTATTGCTTGTGTGGTGTATCTCCCAAAATCACTTAACGCATCGAAACTATCTTCGATGCCTCTAATGAATGAATTGATATCAAAACCATGGCGAGGTTGTTGCTTTAAATGTTGTATGAATTGTTGATTAGTCATAAATACTTATTTTTATATAAATATTTACTAGTTATTTTTTAGATACTGATTTAGGTATTGCCGCATGTGATCGTTTCGATTGTTTGTTTTTTCTAGATTCTGCAATTTTCTTTTGATATTCTTCTCGTTCTTCTAATATTCTAGAAACATGTTTCATCCAACGGCGTCGTAAAAATATTGGCATATTATACAAAGTATCCCAGTCCCATCGACCTTCGCCATGCCAAAGCATATTAAATAAATTATCATGTAAAAATACTCGGTCTTCTGGTTTAAAACCAAAAAAGGTCTGATCCAAGTTGAAATCCAGTTGTGAAGGTGCCTCCATTTTCACCTTCGAATTCATATGTTAAATCAATTCCTGGTAGATTTTTTACGTAAAATAGTCGAAAATCTTTTGCATCTTTTGACATGAATTCATAACGAATAAAATTTTCAATATCAGAATTTGATCTAGATTGATTGACCTGTTTAATAATTGTTTGTAACATTTGAGATATAGTTACATTGGTTAAATCTAAATCACTATTATATGAAAATTTTAATGTATTGCCAGCAACCTCATAATCAATTTCTCCATTTTCATCTGTTTTTAATTCAAATGGTCGAAATTTAATTTTAGATAAATCTATAACTCGATCTAATGTTGTTTTTGTATTAGGATCAATAACTTGCACTGGATATTCAGTACCATATGCTAATATTCTAGAATAAAGTATCAATCCATTTTTATCATATGTTGAAATTTCTTGAACATTAATGCCTTCAGTAACAATAATTGATTCTAACAATTTATTGAATACTACTCCGCTTTTAATATAAGATGTATTTGTTAGAATATCCTCATCATATGCAGTCATATATCGCATTTCAATTTGTCCGCTACGTAGAGGTGATGATTCGGGATAAATTTTTCCGGCGCTAGCTAATGAAACAATGACACTAGGCAATTTGCTTCGTTGTTTTGTTTCATAACGCTGTTTTGCTAATTCAATAATGTTTGGATCAATTTTAGTAGTATGTGTACTCATAATTTCTTATAACCTTTATTATAAATATGTTCGAACATAAAAAAAGCCCCAATTTAAGGGGCTTTAATATAATTTTTATTTTGAATTAGAAATTCAAGAATGCCCAATCAAATTGTATAGTCAATTCAATTTCTTGTACCGCATCACTTGACCAATCAAAAGTTCCAAATCCTGCACTAGTAATAAATGCACCATTAAGTTGCCATTCTTCAATTATTTCACCTAATGGAGAAAGTTGATGCAACTTAAGTGTTTTTTTGTAAAATGATGAATAACCATCGCGACCTGTTGCTGATTCATGATGTAAACGAACCCATTCCATAACAGCTTGTGCTCCAGATGGAACAATTGCATCATACAATGTCATAGTTATGGTGTCCCATGCATGTTTACCTGCAACATAACGTTTAACGTTAATCATATCTAATTCAACAGCTGTGTTAGTAATTGTTGGTTTACCTGATGCTTTGATAAGATAAGATGGAATATCATCCATATCAAGAATGAAATGATGCTGGCGTTTTGGTTCCCAAGAATATGCTTTATTCCAAATATCAACATTTGAAACAGCGTCTAAGTTTGGATTCAATTGATCTATTAATGCCATGTTCTTTCCTATTTTTAATATAAATATCGAGAATGTAAAAAAAGGCAGAGCGAACCCTGCCTTTTATACTTTTTTATTTAATATTATGCCGATGCATTGCCAAATGACGCACCTGTTGGTTGAATATTAAAATCTAGAATAATGAATTCTGCCGTACGAGTTGGTTGAAGGAATATTTGACCGTATAAAATATTTTGGTCAATTAAATCCGGGGTGTTATTTGTTTGATCCATAACAACTCGGAATGCATATAAACCTTGATTTGCTCTTACTTGTTCCATATACGGATTAACAATGTTCAAGAAACGGTTACGTGTTGATGTAGTATTTTGTTCGAATACTAAATAGCGTGTTGAAGATGCAATAAATTTCTTAACTGCAATCAACAAACGGCGCACATTAACGCGGTCTAATGCACTTGGTCGAGCTTGTAGTGTCTTTTGACCCCATACAACAATTCCATCGTTTAAGAAGTTCGCAATAGGATTAACACGAGCATCATACAATGTATCTCGGTTTGATTGTGATAATCTAACATAAGTATCAGTAGCAGTAATCAATCCTCTATTCAAACCTGCAGGGGCATACCATGGAGCTTGATTAGTATCATTAAATGCTAATACTCCTGGAATTAAAGTTGATGGTGGTACCCAAGTTGGAACATTGTTTGCACCATTAATTTTTAACCATGGCCAATATGCTGCAGTGTAATTGCTATCCATTGACGTAACTTGATTAACTACTGTTGAAATTGAATCTGTTAATGCATTCGTATCCATTACATAGAATGTATCTTGACGAGTTTCACACAATGTTCTTGCTAATCCAGTTACATTTGGATGTAAACTATCAATAATACCTGGTGTAACAAGTAAATTCATATCATAGTAGTCAGTGTTACTTAACAACGTAAATGCTTTGTTGTATGCAACTGTACCAGTCGATGTTCCCGTAGAACAATTAAAACCAAATGTATTTGTTGACACAATATTAGTACCTGAATATTTTTTTAGATTTGGTTTAGCGCCATCAAATCCTCCTTGGAATGGAAGTATGAATTTACGAGTTGATGTTGCAACATTTGTTGTAAATGTTCCTGCTACTAATGCAGTTTGTAATGAACCAGAATATGCAGTGCCAGCTGGGAAATTAACTGAAGCATCTTGTGACACATCTCCTAAGTAGAAATCTGAATTGCTACCGGTTGTTGAACCCGAAGTAGGTACTGGAGCTAAATAATTTAAATTGTTTTGAACGGTAAAATCAAATCCAAAGTAATTATTTGGATTATATTGACTTGAAACAACTTGTGATGTTGCATATGATGCTGCACTTAAATTTAAAGATCCAGACGCCATTGGAATTGGAGAATTCAATGAACGGAAGCCAAATGGTACTAATGATGGAGCAATTAAACCTTCTTCAACGGATTGATCTACTTCAACTCTTACATATGCTGAATTATTTGCATAGTCGCCGCTGATAACCAATTGATTTGAATTATTAATTGTTTGATAACGTGTACCAATTTTTCTAGCAATATAATTTGGAGATGCTGGATTCAAGTTAACATTAATAAATGTTTCTACAATCTCAGGTTGTCCATCTGTATCTTGTGATGTATCAACTGCATTTACAAAACCAGGTTGTGGTGTTGATGTATTTACTCGACGAATTTCAACTGTAAATGAACCATAGCCGTTTGGATCCGGTGTTTCAGAACCTAATTTTACATCACGAATTCCAACTTTTACATCATAATTAACTGAGTTACCATGAGATAAAGTATGGAATTTAAACAAGTTTCTTGTAATTGAACCAATTTTCTGTGATGTAATCCACGGGGTTGATGCAGTTGCATAATCTTGCAAAAATTCATAATTTGAAAGTTTTGCTAATTCTACAGTAACATCTCCTAAATTAGCAAATAAAGACGATGCATTGATATTTTCATATTGAACATATACTGGATAATTTACTGATTTAGCATTTCGTGCAAATACTGTAGGAACATATTCATTATTTGTTGAAACAATTGATGCAGATATTGCAACACCTTCGGCAACTGCAAATGATCCATTAAATCCAATTGCTGAATCTGCTGCGGCTACATATGAACCTGAAATTTTCAATGCAAATGATCCAGAACCACCATCTAATAATACAGAATCTTCAAATAACGCTGTTGCACCATCTGTAGTTACTGCTTGAGTTGGATGTAATACGTGTGTTACTACTTGAACTTTACTAGCTCCTGATCCAGATTTTGCAATAATTGCTAAGCCGCCATTAGTTAATTTATATCCATCTTCGTACAATAAACGTGTTACTGTAATTACATTACCGCCTTTTGCTAAATAATCTTGAACTACATACGGAACATATGAATCCGTAGTCGTTGTTCCAAAAATTTGTTGAAACTGCGAATATGATGTAATTTGTGTTGGAATCAATGCAGGACCTTTTACGGTTGGGCCTACAATAGATGCTCCAATTTGTGCGACTCCGCCGGCGATAAATGATTGATCTAATTCATTTGTAAATACGCCCGGCGAAACTATTCTTTCTGCCATTTAATACTCCTATAATTTTTTATTTATAAATATAGGATTATTGTGCCAAACCATCATCTGCTGTAAATGTGCCGTCTGCAATATTGATTTGACCATCGCCATAACGTTCGCGCATTTTTTCTAATAATTCTTGTTCTTTTGTACGTAGAGATTCAAATTCAGAATATAATTTGTCTTGTTCTGCGTTTAAAAATTCTAATCGTCGATTAATTGCAATTTGTTCTAATGAAATAGAACCTAAATTATTTGCATTATTTGCAAACAATTCGCGAAGTGATTGAATTTCATCTAAATGTTCTTTGTCTAACTTTCTTGTCATTTTTTTCCTTTATTTTGTTTTTAATGTATTTAAATTGTTTTGTATTGCCGTTTTATATAATTCTGGCATATCTTGTTGTTCTAATTCTTTGAATAAAGAAATAGATTCGTTCCATAAACCAATCCACCAAGAACTAACAGCTTGTTCAAATCGTAAACCTAATATTCCTGGATATTCCACATCAGTTCTTGTAGCTGCAGGTTCTGTTGCGTGTTCTTGTCCTAAAACTGACATGGTATATGATTCTTGCCAATCGCGATTGCGTTCGTATATTCTTGCAAGTAAAAAATATGCTTCTGGTCTTTTAGGTTTTAAAGAGATTGCACGCAATAAAATACCTTTAATTGTAAATATTCGATCTCCTTGACGTTCAAAACATAATGCTAATCGCATTGATGCTTCATATTGTAAATTTATATCATATCCAAATTCAATGCTACGCAAATAGAATCCAGCAGCTGATGCTGTTTGTCCTTGCTGTTCATATGCATATCCTAGATTAAAATTAACTTCTTGGTTTCTAGGTTCTTGTATGTATCGTTGCAACCAATATTCTATTGTCATGATTTACTTTCTGGTGTTACTGCATTTTCACATCCTTGACACAATGCAAAACATTGCAATGGACGTGGAATTACATCTTCATAATCTTGTTCGTAGATGTTTCCTGTAATATGTTTTAAACCATAATCCATACAACACAATGAAACATCACCATTTGGTAAAACTACATTATGATATAAATCTTCAATGCATCCGCAAGTCATTGCTTTATCGCCATGGTCCATGTGTTGAAATCTATCTTTGTATTTTTCTAATTCTGGTTTAATAATGGCTTCGCCTAGCAAATTGCCTGCTCGAGACCAAAATGTTGGAACGTGGGTTTCTGGCCATAAATGTTTAACTGATTCATGTGGTTCTCCCATACACATAACATAAAAGCCTTGAATATGATTTTCTAGTTGTTTGAATCGTTCAAATACTTCAATCAATCTAGGAGTAATAGGATGTTTTGCAATTCGTTCTTGATCTGGAATATGCAAACAAAAACCTCCATTTGGACCAGTTACAAATTTAATGTCTTTGATGCGTTCAACATCTTCAAGAGTCATTCCTACGCCTGTACTAAAAGCTGATATTGGATGTCCTTGTTGTGATGCATAAATCAACATGTCCGTACAACGTTTGTTCAACCATGGTTCAGTAAATCCAGAAAATGTAACACGTACTTCTTTTGGCAATTTATCAATGACACGTTTAAAATTTTCAAATGTCATTGTTTTATCTGCTTTATATATGTTCGTTAACGTTCTCTGCGGACAAAATGCACAATCAATTACACAACCTTTGGGTGGTATTGATGTTGTAAATTCTAAAGTTGGCCATTCTGTTAAACGCCAATATTCTTTTTTCTCTGCTTTTCGGTTATCGATGTAAAGAGTTATTTCATTGTAATATTCAATAAAATGATCGTTCCATAAGTCCCATTTGATATCTACACCATCCCACGAATAAACATCAAACGTATGAAATTGTTTTAAATACGTGTCTCGAAATGTTCTAAATTTTTCTTTTAGTTCGGGTGTTGATAAATGCCATTCGCCAACAATCTTTTTTACATTTTGTTTAACCCATGGTAAACGTTCTGTTGTGAAGATGTCATATTCACCGCCTTCGCAATCAATTTTCATGAAATCAATTTGCGTTACATCATATTCTTTTAAGAATGTATCAAATGTAATTGCATCTGCAATTGCAGTTCTGCCATGGGTTTCTTTAACATCTGAAAAATATAATCCTTTAAATTCAGTTTCGCCATCAACATTGTTTATACCTTTATTAATTAAAGTAACATTGTTATGATGACCGATATTTTTCTTCATTGTATCAAACAACGTAGGCTTTGGTTCAAAACAATAAACATGTTTAGGTTGTTTGTCCAATATTGAAAATGTAAATGGTCCTACTGATGCTCCAATATCTAAAACAACATCATCTTGTTCAACGGGAAATTTTTCCGTGTAATCTTCTCGAACAAAAATTTCTTCAGTAACCGTTTCTTGAAACCATGCATTTTCTGCAATTTCTCCCCAATCAAACGAAGCTTGTTGTTTTTCTCGTTCAATGAATGAATCAAAGAACGTTTGTGGCATTTTAAGGATATATGCTGCATTATCTTGAAATCCGAATGATATTAATAAATCATCACCCCACTCCGTTAAGCCGCAGCAAAATTCAATCTCGCCACCCATAAAACTAAATGGTCTAGAAATATGTTCAATATTCCAATCTGCATCCCAGATTACAAAACGATGAGTATATTTGCCATCTTTTTGATCAAGCTTGTTTTTAAATAAATCAACTTCGTGGATAATGCAAATGCGTTTTCCTTTGTATGGAATAACTTGAGAACTACCACGCATATCTTGATGTTGACCAGTACCTGATTTTAATATGCGTTGCCAACATTCTAAAGTCTCCGGATCTCCTTCTACTACTTCGGTCGGGTTAGTCCATTTAACCATATGCCCAGGCATATCTTCTACAACCATCCAATTCTTTTCGCAATATGATGTTTGATCATATGGATGTTTGATGCGACTTCTTTTGATTTCTGTAACAGACCCATCTTTAACTTCAAGTTCAGACATTTCCATACGTCCTTCGCCATTAGTTGTAGTATCTCTGCGAACGCCTACTAAATACAATTTATCATTCCAGCGAGTTAATCGACCATCTTCTAATCCAACAAAGTCCCATAATGGAGTTTTATCAAAACGACTTGTGTCAATTTTTGTGTATGATTTTAATTGTAAGTCTGCAGTTAATTCACAA